CAAACAGTGTTAAGTGAGGTAAGTGGTCAGCCAAAAGCTCAAGAAGAACGTGTTGCTCTAAAACCTGATGAGTTTGATCCTTGGGAAGCCTATAATGACCCATCATCAAAATCCTATAAATTTAGGATGCAAGAGATGCAAGACACAATAAATGGTGCAGTTGAAAATGCTGTAGGTGGAATACAAGCAGAACAAGGAAGAACAAAGTTGCAAGCTGACTTAGCTCAAAGAGGGTTAAATCAACAGCAAATGGATTCTTTTTTTGAGTTTGCTGATAAACATCCATCTGAATATGGATTGGATAATGTACTTAAAATGTGGCAAGCAGTCTCTACACCAACTCAAGAAGGCGTAAGAGAAAATCCTTTAGACAAGATTCGTCAAACACAGGCTTCTCCACAGGCAGCAGGCGTATTACAAGGCCAGCAACCTGCAAGGAAGAATGAAGACGAGGCATTGTGGGAAGGTGTTTTAAATTCGCAAAGAGTTGGAAATAAGATACCATAAACAATACAATAAAAAAGGAGAATAGCAATGGCTAATCAAACAGGAACATTGTATTCTTATAATGTAGATCAAACTGGAAACACTGTGCCAGCAGCAACTGGTGCTTCAGCTGATCTGCGTAGAATACATAATTTTGGCGACAGAGTTGCCGAACTTGCTCCAGATGAATCTCCATTTTTTGTATATCTTAATAAAGTGGCAAAAGTGCCTACTAATGATCCAGTTTTTCGTTTCTTAGAAAATCGTTCTAAGATTGATTGGACAAGTAGGAACTTCAACGTTAAAACAACAGCATTAACTGACGTAGCAGCTGACTCAACTTATACTATTAAAGTTGATGAAAGTTCTGCTAATGCAGTTAAATTTCTTGTAAAAGGAATGGTCTTTGCAGTTGAAACAGTGACAAATAAATCATTAGTGCAATTTAGAGTAGAAGGCGTTACACATAATAGTGCCGATACTGATATAACTGCACGATGCATTGCTTTGTCAGATGCTTCTTCTGGTGGATCAGGCTACAACGATATTGCTGATAACGATGAATGTCAAATAATTGGTACTTCTTTTGCAGAAGGGTCAGGTTCTCCTGATGTTTGGTCTAGTCAATTAGACGATGATTATGGGTATACCCAAATCTTTAAAACAGCAGCCGAAATGACTAATACTGCAATTGCTACTAATTATAGAGGATATGCAAACGAATGGAATCGTATCTGGAACTTAAAACTAAGAGAACATAAAGTTGACATAGAAAGAGCAATGCTTTTTGGAATGAGAGCACGTAGTAATAGTGTTCAATACTCAGAAGGTATTGTAGGTCATATACTTCAAAATGGCGAAGCTGCTGCTTTTGGTGGTGCATCATATTCATCAGGTGCTCCATATTTCTTTGCAGAAGCAGTTGCTGCTATGACGTATGATGATCTTCTAAAGGACTTTGAAGTTATATATGATCCAGCACGTGGTGGCAACAAGTCAAAGCTTGGACTAGCTAGTCGTCCAGTAATAACTTATTTCAATAAGTTAGGAGGCTTTACTAAAACATCATTTGATTCAATGGATGATGGTAGGTATAACTGGAATGCTACAGAACGTAATGGCTCATTTGGTCATTCAATTATGCAAATAAACACAGTACATGGAGACCTTTCAATGGTGGCAGAGCCATTATTTAGAGGTATCTCTAGTGGATATTTAGCACTTATTGATCTTGATCATGTAGCTTATCGTCCTCTTGCAGGTAACGGATTGAATCGTGATACTCACATTATAACGAATGTACAACAAGCTGATGAAGACTTACGTAAAGATATGATCATTACGGAAGCTGGTTTAGAAATTACTATTCCAGAGACTCATGCTTTGTATTCATTCACAGACCTATAAGGAGATTATGATATGAGAAGTGATTTCTTAAATAGTAATAGCAATGAGTATAAAGACACTGTTATGCAGCATACTAAAGTTGTCAATGTAAGCCTTGAAGATGCTCTTGCAGCAGGTAACAAGACAGTTACATGGACTCAACCAGCAAAATCAATATTAACAAATTGTTTTATTGTTTGCACAGATTCTCCAACAGTTGCATCTGGTGACATTGGATATGATGTTGGAACTGCTGCTGCTGGTGGTCAAATTATAGCTGCTCAAGCTGATGAGATACTTGATGGTGGAACGACAGTTGTTGAAGGTGCTGTAACTTATCCTGGCATGGGAGTTTCATTGCCTGCTGGAGATAGTGCTGCTGAAGCTAAAGTTGGTATTGACGCAGGAGCTATAGCTAATGGCTTTGTATATGATGTTCAAGATGATTCTACGCATGTAGTTTCAATTACATATACATCTGCTGCTAGAACTGTTCATTGTACAATAACTACAAGTACTGATGTTTCTGCTTCTGGTGGTGGCAACTTTGCGTTTGTGTTCGAGTACCTAGTGTTTGAATAAACCTAAATAAATAAGGGTTAACAGGATTGCTTACTGTGGGGCAGGTCGTATAAAGGGCTTGCCCCTAACAAGCTAATAAAAATTATGATTATTAAAGCAATTATATTAACAACTCTTTTAGCAAACGAACCTACTATCGTTGCAATGCCTCCTGATAAACCAAAATTAGAAAGAAGGCGTAGAGGTAAACAGAATAAAGGTAGGAAACGTGGAGGCAGTGGTTTAAGATAATGGCTAGAGATTATAAAGATGAGTATGAGAAGTTTCAAAAGCATAAGTCTGGCTATCGTGCTAAACTTAATAAGTATAATAGAGATAAAGGTACATATGGAAATGGAGATGGTTTAGATGCTTCTCATGAAGATGGAGAAATTAAAGGATTTAAAGGTTCTAGTAAAAACAAAGGTAAGAAGGAGAAAAGTCGCTTGAAAGGATCAAAAAGAAACTTTGAAACAGGTGGATATAATAAGTTTCCTGAAGGTGGAAATCTCTATGGCCCATCTCATGATGATGGTGGTATTAAAATTGAAGCAGAAGGTGGGGAATATGTAATTAAAAAAGACTCTGTTAATCAGAGTACATTAGACACATTAGAATATATTAACAAGCATGGAGACTTACCAATGTCTGATGCTAGAAATAGAAGGAAAAAATAAAATGAGTATATGGGATGACATTAAAAAAGCAGCAAAAGGATCAAAAGAATATCAAGCAGGTAAAGCTAAAAGAAAAGCTGCAAAAGCTAAGAAAAAAGAAAATAAAACTTGGGCAAAGGCTGTTAAAAAACAAAAGAAGTCTGGATCAGGTGAAACACTTTCATCATTAGTTTCAAAGCGTAAAGGGTTAACAAAAGGCACAGCCGAATATGCAGCAGTGCAAAATAAAATTAATAAAGCATATGGAGTTAAAAAACGTCATAAAGCTACTGTAGCATCAAAGCCTAAAAAAACTTCTAAGCCCACTCCTAAGCCTGATGTTAGAAAGATTGTAAAAAATATTTCTAAATCCAATAAAACAACTAAGGTTAATAAACCTAAAAAACCAATAGGTGAAACAGTTGAAACTAGCTATGATGGAGAAAGTGTAGAAAAAGATAATGTTATCACAAGTGTTGTAAGTCCTAAACCTATTAATAAGCCTAAGAAGGTTAAGGGAGATAAAGGAGATATTGTAGATAGATTTAAAGAAGCTGGTGGAAAAAAAGCTTGGAAAAAAGCATTAAGAATGGAAGATGGTGGTAAAGTAGAAGGTGGTGGAATGTTTGACTGGCCTACAAGAGATGCTCGTAATGGAGGTAAAAAATAATGCCACAAGGCAAAGGAACATATGGAAGCCAAGTAGGAAGGCCTAAAAAGAAATATGACAAAGGAGGTCATGTTGATCCATTTTCTACTAAAAATCCTGAAGGACTTCCATCAAAACAAATAGCTAAGGCAATGGAAGAGCAAAACATGGTTGATATGAAAATACCAACAACAAATGCAAAAGAGCGTTCTCAAAAAATGGCTGATGTAGAGCAGTATAAAGATGGTGGGAAAGTACGTGAATGGCAAAAAAATCCAAAGGATACTAAGTTTAAGGCTAAGTTTCCAAAGCAAACTTTTAAAGGAAAGGAAGTAAAGCCTGTGTCCTTGCCAAAAGATGTTTCTAAACAATATTTTAAAGGAAAAGAGATAAAACCTACTAAAGGGTTTTATGCAAAATCTGATAAAAAAGGTAAAAAATAATATGTCTATAGTATATTTTTGTCACAGATGTGATACTAAAGTAGAATGTGAAACTAAAGCAGAAATGGTATGTAAATGTGGAAGTTATGCAAAAGATCATGATGATGTTCGCAATCATGTTAATATGCGTAATACTTGGTCTGCTACTACCAAAGTAGAATTTAATCATACTACAATGGATCAAGATATAGCTGAAAGGAATAATAGATAATGGCGTTTGATGCACAAATAGCTGATTTAATTGGTGGGACAATAGATCAAACAGCTTGCGATCAGTGGGCTGCAGATGCATGTAATGAAATTATCAACCAGCTTCCTGCTGTTTTAAAGACAAAATGTGCTACAAGAAGCACTTTAAATAATTCTGCAACTACGCTTGATTTAGATAGTAAAGGAGATATTATTCATGTAGTTCGTTTATCTGCTGACTCTGGTGGTTATCAAATACCATGTAGAGAAATACCTTCAAGGTATGGTGATCTATCAAATGATCCAAATGATTTAAATTATTATGCGACTGCAAGTGATCCTGTTTTTTGGGTTTCTGCAAATTCATCTGGAAATCCTACATTATTTGTAAAGCCTTTACCAACAGCAAATCAGCCAGCATATGTTAACCATATTGCATATCCTAGCGTAGATGTAAGTGCAGATAGTACAATAGCAAATTTTCCTGATGAAGCAGAGCATTTAGTGGTATTGTATGTAGCTTCAAGGCAATTATTACAATATCAAAATACCATGACTACAAGTTGGCAATCAGATATAACAACTGCAATTAATGCTGTCAATACTGCATTAGACAGAATAGCCTCACATAATTGGGGAGATACAGAAAACTTTCAAAATGGTGATCTTGAAAAAGTTAAAGACGCATTAGATAATGCAAAAAATGTTATAAATAATAATCAACCATCTTCCACTACTGATGCTTATGGTGCTTTGGCAAATGAAGATTTAGAATTAATGTCAGGAGCATTGTCAATAGCCTCTACTGAAATAAATAGAGCTTCTGTAAATATATCTGAATGGAGTTCAATAGGTAGTATGGCAATACAAGAAGCTAATGGATTTATAGCAGAAGCAAGTTCAAGGCTACAATTAGAATCAACTAAATATCAATGGTATAGTGATCAATATGCAAAATTAAACGCTGAATATGGGCGTGGTTTAGCAGCTTTAAAAGGAGCTTAAATGACAGTTAAAAATGTATTTTCACAATTAGAAAAATTATTTGGAAGAAATTCAGAAGCATATCTTATACAATTGATGAATGATGGTTTAATGGATATAGCTAATAAAAAAGGTGGATATACTGTATCTGCTACAACTGATTTAGAAAAAAGTAAAAGATGGTATGATATTCCTGAGAAGGTTTTAAGTATAGAAAGAGTAGAAGTGCTTGATGCTAATGATAGATATGTATTAATTCCAAAGCTAAGTGATCCTCATAAGCTATTAAGAGCAGATACAGATTCATCTAATGATGCACTTAAATAGGAGATAGTATGGCAAATAGAACTTATCCAAATGAATACTTTGCATGGTTTAATGATGATAAACGACTAGCTATTTTAGCTTTAGATACAACTTCAACAGGATCAGCTGAAAGAACAATAGAAAAGTATGATTCGTTTCAAGATAGTGGAAATTTAAGTGGCACTATAACAGACGCTGATTGTGCAAGTGGAAGCACTATAACCTTTACAAGTGAGTCTCATGGTCTTGCTACAGGAGATAGAGTTAGTATATCAGGCACAACTAGCTTTAATGACAGTGCGTTGGCAAGTCAAAGTGTAACTGTTGTAGACTCAGATACATTTACAATGTCAAAATCTTCATCAGGATCAACAACAAATGAAACTGGAAGCTGGGTTTCATTATTTATTGACAAAGGTTTAAGAATAACTTATAAGTCTAAATACGAAACTGTTACTGCGACAAGTGAAAATTTAGACACTGATATTGGATTAGATACTAGTCTTCACCCTCAGCTAGTTTGTTTTATGAAATCAAGACTATATGAAGATCAAGGAAATTTTGAACAAGCAAATTATTTTAGGCAAATGTACGAAAACCAAATGATGAAACAAAAGTCTCGCAAGTCTGGGGTTCGTGGTTTGGCTGTACCAAATTTATAAAGGATATATATGTCTTCAACATCAACAACATGGACAACAGATACAAATACTAAGTCAGGGACTGTACAGGTATATGAAACTAACGTATCTGTTTTAAAAATAGATAGCTTGGAAAATGGTGATGCTGTGCTAGAATTATTCGCAGATCAAGGAGATGACAACGCAGACAAGTGGAGAATGTGGGCTAGTGCAAGTGACAATGATTTGCATTTTTCAAATTATACAAGTGGAGCATGGGTAGATAAATTAGTAATAGCAGATGGTGGTACTATAACCATAGGTGGAGATTTAGATGTAGATGGTACATCGAATTTAGACAATACAGATATAGATGGTACTCTAGTTGTAGATGGTACAAACATATCTTTAGATTCAACAACAACTTTAAATATAGATAATT